CCTTTCTCATTTGAAAACCAACAATGTTGGCTCCAAATCCACCCAGACTCACTGTAACGTAACTAATGTATGGAAGCTTATTAGGCGACCTATCAGGCGTTACTATAGTTGTCTAGGGTCTCCCAGGAAAGCCTATCACTAGGCTTATCCTTGAGTGCAATCCCACCTTGGTACTGGTTTATGGTACCCACAGGCGGGGCTTCAGTGAACCACTGAAGCATAGCACTCATCCCATTGGCTTGTTTACGTCGTGATTGGGAACGCAAACCCCATACACGAACCTCTTGCCTGTGGAGTCTAGGATTCCATCTCGAAGAGAGATGGTCTGTCTTAGGTCCACATATAGAGGTTAAGCCTTGGGCACCACTGGTATGTCCCACTACTGGGAGGTTCTTACGAACCCACCCCGGTAGCGTCGATAACACCGCCTCTGAAGCCTTCCAGAAACCTGCTTTATACAGGTTGTTTGAAAGGTCAATCAGAGACTGTCTACCAGTGGCTGTGTCGGATCTGAAGCTCTTGGGCTTTACAGGGGTTACATCGTAACCCTTGTAGGCGTCAAGTCCGCAGGACTCTCGAAAGAGTCCACGGCTGAAGGTCTTAGTCTCATTAACTTTGAGACCGAGATATTTCAGTAACAGCAACAGATCAGCATACCCGGTCTTTGGCATGATAATATCATCACCAAAGACTCGAACCGTTGACGAATAACGTCTTTGGTAATCCTTCAATGAAGTGCCAGGCAAGCATGCCAAAACACAACATAAGAAGAATATACTTTGGACGGGAAACGTCAGAGCTGTACCTTGGGTGGCAAACTTCCTGAGCATAATATAATTACGCTCGGGTGAGATTTCATCTCTTAGCCACCGTGTCCTGCTGGCATGCATAGCCTCGAGAATGGTAGGGTTCGCCCGCCATGCTCGTTCTATTGCCCAACAGGAGAGTCGATCTGATGCGGAAGATAAATCAACCGTTACCATATCGCCTCTTAAGGACGCTGTAGCAGCCATCTGCCGAGAAGGTTCCTGATCATTGATAGTGATGAAATCACTGCCAAAGATTTTGGAAAGACCTCGGACCAAGAAATCTGCAGTCAGCTGCTGACACCATTGGTGAGCAGCAGGCTCTTTGGCAATAAGCCTAGGAGCTTTGGCCGTTTTTGGAACGGCAATCAAAACTGAAGCAGGTTCGTGGGTTGATGGATAACTCTCCTGATCGAAATCCATGGTAGAAGAACCACAGAAATCGTAAGGAAAGTAATGCTGCAGCTTAGCTGGCCAATTCACGAAGTCGTATTTAAAGCGACTAGGTGGAAGGTCAGTTACAGCTCCCGGACCGTGTTTGAAACCTGATCTAGAATAGGCTTCGTACTTTCCGTCGGAATATTCCGCTGGATCGTAGTATCCGATTCTGCAGGCAACCGCGTCACAGATTCGCTGTGCGCGGGTACAGAGTTCCTCCAGTCTCTCTCGTTCCAGTAAAGAGAATTGTTCTCTTTCTGGGAAAAGAGGAAGACTATCAGCATCCAAGCCGTCACAAAAGTGAAGGCTGCGGCGCTGCAAATGAGGATCAAGCTCGTCGAACTCCCACCCAAGGGTGGGCCATCGAACGGACTCTTCGACATTGGTATACTCCTTTACGGTCTGAGTGACCCTATCGGTAGTACACCCGACTTCCAGCTTCTTCCAAAGGCAAGTTAATTGCCTAAGGAATGAGATGGCATTCACGTCGACGTCTGTACGCAAACACGAGTTACTATCAAACAACCGCAACCAAAGCCCCGAGAGAAATCTCGGCACTTTGACTCTCTTAGAGACCCTCTTTAACAAGGGTCCTTTCAGAGCAAGGCGGCCATTCTCCAAGCCGTCCGTAAGGACGGCATCGAGTGATGGGAGATCTAGGGTAAAGAACCCTAAACCTCTAGTTTGAGCGTAAAGGGACAGCCGACAGATGTCTCTATCGATGCCCCGGTACTCGGGGTATGCCACTCGAATGTCTTCACAGACACCGAGTGCGACTTGGAGTAAACTACCTACTTGACTTTTCATGTTGGCTCCTTTCGGGGTTAACATTCAAGGTCTTCGATGGGTCACGATCCACGTATAGGTGTCAAATCTACACGTGTCCTCAGAGCGAGGGTTGATATTGCTATCAGCTCTCCCAGTTGAGGAGCTTGGTGATATTTGCACTCGAGAAGAATGCAGTAAAACCAAGATCGAAGTTAAGAGGAGCAGTAACGCCATCGCTATTCTCGTTTTCGAGAACGACGTAAGCTTTACGCTCGATCTTAGCTGCGCTACTGGTGGCATACACCGTCTGGACGAATTCGACGTTGTGTCGGTCAATGACCTTCCCAGGTCGATTCTTGTCCGTGTATGAGGTATGCCGCAGGCGAAGCTTATAGTCACCATCCGTCTCTCGCAGGAGGTATTCAGAAGAATACTTATCCTGATTGATACGGGTGAGAACTTTCGCAACGCTGTTAACAGTGATCGTGACAGTATCAGAAAACATGGTAGTAATAACTCCTTCTTAGTTGGCAAAAGGTCTGCACAATACTACGTGCAACCCCCCCGACACAAAGTGGCTATTTACGCCACTTCATGGCGGCAAGCGAACTAAGTATCGACAAATGCCCTGCAGACAAAAAGGGCATTTGGGCTGCAAGACCCGGCGTAGCGCGAGTACGAATTTTACGGATGCCGTACAACGTTCCATCAGAACAATTTACTCCGGATTGGAGTAAATGCTTTTGGACCGTGTCGACAACCTCGTACTCATGCGTTGTCATTATTAAAATGTCAACGCAATTAGCGTCTACTGTGTTCCGAAACGTTTCGAGATAATCTCCAACGTTCCCGAACCAGTCAACGAACCACGACCATGGCACTAGTTGCCATGCATCTGCGATATTACCCGTATTCAGTAAACCTGATTTCGGGCTCATACCACGGATGGCGTAGATCGCTTGACGCTGCAAGTCCGCATCAGTGACGATGTCCGGAGTGGCTGGTAGCCACTTCGCCCAACCGTCAATGTATGAAGTGACTATGGTTTTCCGAGTCGTTGGAACACTGTATCTCCAGTTCTGGAGACCAGTATTCGCGTTCTCGATGACCTTAGATCCACTCCATAAGCGGATTTTACGCCTTAGTCCTCCTTTACTATGTAGACGTTTCAACTCCTGGACCCTACGATCTGTAGCAGTCTGGAAGTCTAGCATCTTCATAATATCGCTGACAAAAGGAGCCACTGCAAATTTATATTGAATAATTTGCGATCCAACCTTGCTCAAAGCAGTCTCACCGGCACGCTTGACTAAGTCAGGTATGTCTTTGAGTTCTCCTAAGAACGCGGGGAGGGATACTGTGGCCCTTGAGGGATTAGTACGGGATTTAACTTCCGTAGCTAATGCCGCATTGGAGGGCATATCCGGATAATCCGGTAAAGAGATGTAATCATGCTGGTAAGCAATATATGCGTCACACTGGAAATTATTCATATCCGTGTAACGATTATTGCCATCAGCGGTGACATTTAGAATGCCACCTTTGACTGCGGATCTTACGATCTCGAAGTCATGACCATCTCCTTCTAATACCCAATCGTCGCAGATGCTGATTCCAGCAACTCCGGCGCGGGTTCCAGAAGTACCGAAGTCAACATAGCTGCCTTGTGGTCCAGGATAAACCTGGGTCCTTCGGCGGTTATGAGACATATTTATCCTTAAGGGTCTTATGTTGATAGGGAATCAGACCATCTGATCGGCTCATGCCAGACGGGGTCCATCG